GGGCAGAATTGGTACGCATCCAAACAAATTGTCAGTATGGGTCAGCGGCGGCAAGCGGTGGTGGCATTGTTTAATATCGGGGTGGATTATTGGAAGCGTATGGTACGGCAGGGGTTTTTGTTAAAGCCGGACCAAGCCGGTTCGGTTTCATTGTTTGGCAACGAACCGTATGTTCACGGCGGGTTTGCCAGGGAGATACTGTCGGAGGAATGGGTGACAGAGTTTGTGACCGGCAAGGGGCAAGTGTCAAGATGGAAGCATAAAAAGAGCGCGGATAACCATAAGCTGGATGCATTGACTTATGCGCGGGCGGGGTATGATGTTTGGAATAATATCAGGTCAAAAAAGAAATCAGCGAAAGGTAAGATCGTGGAAGAAAACAAAAGCTCACGTAGCGGAATAAGAACGCGGTATTAATCCGATTGAAGATAAACTGTTAAAATGAATAACATGAAAGGATCCAAAATGGCAAAGACCAAAAAGAAAAAACATCAGGAATACCTAGATAAACAATCTGCGCACATGCGTAAGGTACGCGGCGAGTCGAGGGATTCACAGATTGATTGTAGTCGCAAAGCAAACGTGACGGAGAATCAAAAGAACGAACAGGATGATAATCAGCCGCAAAAGCGGTATCGCTGTTTCATGCACAACCCTAGTCATAAATTAGACTGGTTTAGCTTTCCGGTCCGATCCGATGGTATAGTGCAATGTCCTGAATGTAAATGTAAGGGCGGGTCGGATACATTCGAGCGGAAGTACCGGGAATGGGCAAGGGACAAATAATCTGCGGAAATAATATGTCTGACAGTAATACCAAGATACAATATTCTTTCCCGACTAAGGTTCGTTGTCGAATGTGCGGCAGTATAAGGACGGTTGCGTATTCGACGCAAGGTCAAATCCAGTATCGCAAATGCTTGAATCATAACTGTATGTTCCGCTTTAAGATGATTGGCGAGGAGGTGAAAAAAGATAAATGAGTTGAGTTACGTTCCGTTCGGTTCAGTTGCGTTCGGTTCGGTTAGGTTGAGTTACGTTAAGTTAAGTTCGGTTAAGTTGAGTTAAGGCGGTGTAAAAAGCCGCCTTTTTAACATATCTGTTAAGTGGGGGGTTTACGTGGTTGGTTTTATGTTTTACGTTTAACATAGAAATAGAATATACGCATAAATATTAAGGCCGTGCAGGGCTGCACTCTTGCACGGCCTTTTTTTTATGCGCTACCGGAGATATGAATGGCATTAACAAGCTCCTCAACCACAGCACAGGCAAAAGCGCAATTGTTTGATAATTTGGCATGGGAGGGCAACTCCACCAAAGCCCTTGACGCTTTGGAGGCGATTAGATATTTGCTTATCGCCGAACCCGACGAACTAAGCAGGGGGGACAGGCAATTCAAACGGGCGGATTTATTGCAGTTGTTACCGCCGTTGGAAAAATTTGTCCAGTTTAATCAGACCAAATCAAGCCGTTGTACCTTCACCCGTGGCGGAGCTAAATATCTATGACGTCTAAATTTATAGACACAACCAACCAACGGGGATACTACAACTCCTATGGTTATCATGCGGCCCGGATGGCTAACGCGGACGGGAGGGCGCCGACGCCGGGAACGGGGGATTATCACCAAGCGTATCATCGAGAAGGTTTAATCGCCCAAAGCCGGGAGTTCATGCGAGATAATGGCATTTACCGGGGGATGGTGGATCGGGCGGTGGGGTATATCGTGGGTGGTGGATTTGAATTACAAGTCACCACAAAAGACCCGGAATACAACAAAAAAGTGGAAAAACTCTGGAAGGACTACTGGAAAAAGCCTGAAACAAGGGGTTTGTTGTCCGGTCGGTTGGTGCAAAAAATGTTATGCCGGGAGGTTATCGTGGCGGGCGATACGGCGGCGATGAAGATCGACACTGGTTTATTGCAATTAATTGAAGCCGAGCAAATTGCCGGGCCGTTCAAAATCGCAAAGAATGGGATTCAAACGGATGATTATGGCAAGATAAAAAACTTTTATATAACTCCGTACAGTCAGCGGGGGCGGGTGGATAAATATAAAGCGACGGCATATCCGCCCGAAGTGGTATCTTATTTGGCCAATATAGACCGTCCCAGTGAGACCAGGGGTGTTCCTGCCTGTCAATCTGTATTCCCGATGATGCACCGGTTAAACGATATTTGTGATTCTGAGGCGGCGTCTTGGCAGTTATTGTCGCGGCTGGCGGTATCTATCGGCAAAGAGAACGCCGAGGCCGATGCTTATAAATTAAGTACGGACGATCCCAATAAAACCAATACAGACACTACCGGGGACGCTGCTACCCGTGTAACTCAACTGGACTATGCTTTGATATTTCATGGTGCGCCGGGTGACAGTATTCGCGGGATAGATCGTAATATACCCGGCAAGGATTTTTCCGCCTCGGTAACTATGTTTTTGCGATTGCTGGGCTTGCCCCTGGGTTTGCCCCTGGAAATCATATTACTCGATTGGACAAAATCTAATTATTCACAAGCGCGATCGGTTTTACTGCAAACATATCTATCGGTATTTTTAGACTGGCAATCACTATTGGAGGAGTCGTTTTTCGAGGATATTTTCTCCTGGAAATTAAAGGAATGGAATCAGAAAAACTTGCTGGAGCAACAAGAGGATAGTGTCAGCCATGAATGGATCAAGCCCTCCTTCCCTTGGATAGATCAATTAAAAGAAGCCCAGGCTCACAAATTAAAGGTGGGTTTGTGTTTTGAAACACAGAATCAGGTCTGTAAATCGCAGAATAAGGACCGGGAATCGGTGGTGGATGTTCGGGAATTGGAGATTAGAGATTCTATTGAGCGGGCGAAAAAGATAAAGGGTGAGACGGGCGTCGATGTCGATTGGCGTTTGTTTGCCGGTCTGGATACCAGCGACGGACAAATCGTGGTGAACAATCAAACGGGAAACACTGACAATGAGTAATAAAATAATCAATCCATTGGCGGCGGAATATCAAAAAGAATATTGGGTGATGGAGAGCCGTTCCCTTGAATCGTTTATGAGTCATTTATGTCTTGGCGGGTCGAATAACAGCGAACCTCAAGCTGTAATAGTAAAAGAGAAATCGGAGATAAAAAACAATATCCACGGTGAGGCAACCATAAGAATCAGCGGCACACTATTAAAGACAGTGCCGCCGATTCTGAAATACTGGGGCTTCGATGTTACCGGGTACGACGATGTAATAAATCAAATAAATAAGGCGGTCAATGAGCCTAAAGTTAAGACTATCAAATTGGTTATCGACAGTCCGGGCGGCATGGTATCCGGTTCGATGGAGGCGGCGCAAGCTATAGCATCGGCGGCGAAAGTAAAGAGAACCAACGCCGTGATTGAAAATTTAGGTGCATCGGGCGCTTATCTTTTGGCGAGCCAGGCCAACAATATCAAGGCGACGGTAAATGCCGAGGTGGGCAGTCTCGGAGTATATGCCGTCTTTTATGACTTTTCTAAGATGGCTGAAACCGATGGGGTGAAAGTGCATGTCATTAAATCCGGCGAACATAAGGGCATGGGAGTAGATGGTGCGGAAATCACTGAAGAGCAAATCGACGCCGTCCAGGATGTCATAAACGATATGGCGGAGAATTTTATGAAGGCGGTGGCTAACGGTCGGTCAATGAGCCTGGAAGATGTAAAAGAAATTTCCACCGGTCGAACGTGGCTGGCGGAAAAAGCTAAAAAATTAAACCTTATAGATGGTGTAATTAATAAGGTCGTTTTAACAAAAAACAAAAACAATACAGGAGATAGTGTTATGTCAAATGACGTAGAAATTATTAACGAAGTTGACGCGGTAAAAGTTAAAGCCGACGCTCACAAAGAAGGCTTAGATAAAGGCGTGAAAAGCGAACGGGACCGATTTAAGGCCTTGAACGAAGCGTTTCCCGGCGACTTGAAATTTGCCGCTGAGCAATTTGGCGCGGGTGCAACGGTTGAACAGGCCAAAATCGACTACGGGGTAATATTGGCGCAACGGGTGAAAGAACAGGATACCCAAATCGCCGAACTCCAGGAGAAGGTTAAGGTTCAGGAAGTCAAGGTGGAGGGGGCGGTAGCGCCTGTTGTCCACAATGAATCGGCGACGGATCCTCCTGATGTTCAAGAGTTTATTGCGGCGGCCCGTGAAAGATCGACAAGCAAGGGAATTTCTATGGGCGACGCCATGAAGCAATTGCATCGGGAACAAGATCAGAAATAAGCAAATAAATAAAACAAGAAAATTAGCAAGGAGATAAATCATGGGTTTAGCATATTTTAATGAAGGTCCATTTACCGGCCTCGCGGGCGAGGCGTTAGAAGCTTACCGTCGGGTGAAGTTAAGTTCCGGCGAGTGGGTTTATGCGGATATGGCGGACGAAGGGCTTGCCATTACCGGGCCGTTGCCGGTTGCCGATGGCGATCAGGTTACTTTGTACCCCTGCAATTCTGGCGGCATTGTACCAGTTACCGGGGATGGAGCGATTTCATCCGGTGCGGTCATTTACGGGGCCAACGATGGCAAGGTAACTTCATACGCAGGTCCGGCGCGGGCGGTTGGTGTAATGCTTTCGGCGATTAGTGCCGATGGCGGTATCGCCGCCGCTATGCTTGGTGTTTACCATGCCGATCAGTTTACCCCAAATACCGACGTTTATATTTACTACGAGGATTTCTTTAGCGGCGTTATTGAGGATGGCGGTAAATTTTCCGAGACCGCCGATAAAGCGGAGTGGTTAAAGACTTCCATTGATGGCGACAGCGATGCCGGGGATGTTTGTATTGTACAGGACGATGGGCCGGGCGGTATTCTGTCTTTAGGCTGTAATGACAAAGCTCTGGACAGCGAAGAGCTACAACTTAACGGCGAATCGTTTAAGTTGGCGACGGGCAAACCGGTGTGGTTTGAGTCTAAATTTGCCATCCAGGATGTAACTGTGGGGAATGTGTTTATCGGTTTGGCAATTACTGACACCACGGTTTCGACAGGAACGACAGGGGTAATGAGATGTACCGACTACGTTGGTTTTCATAATATTCATACCGGGAATGTTTTGGCTGTTTGTTGCCAGAATTCAACGGCGGCGACGCCGGTGACAACCGGAGTACTGACCGATTGCGCGGCGGTGACAAACTTTGCCGCAACCGGAAAACGATTTGCCTTTTATTGGGATGGGGCCGGAAACCTTTCCTACTTCCTGGACGGCACTTATGTCGGTGTTTTCGTCGATGATGGGAGCGCAACTATTATCCCGGACGATGAAGCGTTGACTCCGACAATTGTGATAAGTAATTCCGCGACTTCTACCGAGGTCGTATGGGTTGATTACATTTATATCGTGGCGGCACGGTAAATATATAAGGAGACATATTATGTCTGGTTTAGCATATTTTAATAAAGGCCCGTTTACCGGCGTCGCGGGCGAGGCGTTAGAAGCCTATCGCCTCGTTATGCTTAGCGCCAGTACGTGGATATACACGGATGCGGGGGAAGTGCCTGAAGCGATAACCGGGCCGATGCCCGTCGCTAGCGGCGACCTGGTATCACTTTGGCCTATCGGTAAAGGCGGCGTAGTGCCGGTAACGGGATTAGCGGCGGAGGCGGCGGAGGTGGCGATTTATCCGGCGGCGGACGGCAAGGTATCGGACGCGGTGGGCGGCGGTAAAAAGATCGGTCAATTGCTTTCGGCTATTTCGGCGGCGGGCGGAATCGCCCCGGCTATTTTATGCCGTGAAACGCAAAACACGATGAACGTCCCGATGGCGACCGGCAAGTTTATGGATGACTTTATTGTCGGTAATCTCGAATCAGGCAACTGGTTTTCTGAAACGGACAATAAAACCAGGTATCTGAAAACGTCAACCGATGGTTCGGCGGGCGGTGCCGATGCTTGCACCATTCTTAACGATGCTCCCGGTGGAGTATTGCAATTGACTTGCAACGCCGACGACGCGGACCTGGAAGGTCTTCAGTTAGTCGGAGAGAGTTTTAAGTTGGCGATCGGTAAGCGTCTTTATTTTGAGGCTAAATTCGGTTTACTGGATGTTGATAAATGTGATTTCTTTATCGGTTTGTGTATTTCCGACACAGCAGTATTGGCGGGCGCTTCAGATCGCGTCGGCTTCCAGAATTTACACACCGGAACCTTGCGCGCCCTGACTGAACAGAACACCACTGAAAAAATCGAAGATACCGGTACAACAATTGCCGATTGTGCCAACATCGCAGCCTTCCCCTCTAAATCAAACGTCGTCTCATTTTATTGGGACGGTGTGGACACAATCACCTATGCCGTCGATGGCGTTTACTCGACCGCTTTCGCTGACAATGGTTCAACGATACTTGTTCCGGACGATGAAGTGATAACGCCGACGATGGAGATTATGACACATACCGGCGCGGCGGCGGTGCAGACGGTGTTTCTTGATTATTGGCTAGCGCACTTCGAGAGATAACAAAAAATTAAAACGTGACAAAATAGATAAGAATTATAGACTTTAATTAGCAAGGAGATAAATCATGTATCCAGAAAGTAGCTCGATTACCTTTAGGCCCGAATTGGCGGTATTGGCTCAAGAATATTTAGTGGGTTCGGCGGCGTCCAAATTTATCGGATTGCGCACCGCGCCGATATTCAACGCCGGATTGCAGTCAGGCGAATACCCGATATTAAATCGGGAGTACTTCAAGAAACCGGCGGAAACACGACGTGCCGCTCCAGGTGCGCCCTACAATACAATCAACGCCAAATTAGGCCAGGGCACCTATTCTTGCGTGGATTACGGGTTGACGCATCCGATTGACGATCGGCAGGTGGCTATTTACAGTCGGTTGTTTAATTTGGAGGTGTCGGCGATTAGCGTGATTATGCACCAAATGCTATTGACGCATGAAATTCGCGTGGCGGCCCTGTACAGCGGTGCAGGTTACTCCAACACCAACGTCACAACGGATTGGAGTACTACAGCGACCGCCGTGCCGCTCGATGATTTTGCCACCGGCATTAATGATGTTTGTGATATGTGCGGTGCGGTCCCCGGCGATATTAGCCTGATTATTCCGCGTGCGGATTATATCGAATTGATGCGCACGGCTCAATTTATCGCTAAAGGCCAATACACCTATCCGGGTATTATCCCCGCGCAAATGGCTCCCATGCAGGTTGCCGGTTTGTTAGGCATTAAAGAATGCCTGGTCGCTCAAAGCTCTTATGACAGCACCGAGGAAGGTGTTGCGGAAACCAACGCCCAAATCTGGACGGCGGGTGTCATGTATCTGGCGGTATGCGCCCCGGCGAATTCCGGATTAGATACACCCAGCGCCGCCCGTACGATTGCCTGGAACGAAGGCGAACCCGATGAGCCGATTGTGGAATCTTGGCGCGAAGAAAAGAACCGCTCGAATTATGTCCGGGTGCGCGGTGATATGGATGAAGTGTTGACCGGTGAAACTGATTTATTTGCGTATCAACTGACCAATACCTAACCTTAATTAAAACTGTTTATCCGGGCGGCGACCTGACCGCCCGGATATGTTTAAAGAGAACAAACAGTATGGCGGAAGTCAAAAGACAACCGGTGTGATTGGAGGACGGATGAACGATTATATTCAGATAAATTACGAAAAGGAAAAAACCGTCCTGGCTGGTAAGACGTTGAATGAGACGTTAAAGCATTTTTCCGATAATCCTAAAAAGTCTATCGAGTGGAAGATCGCCGTCAACCGTCTCATTGTTGAAAAAACCAGGCAAGAGGAAAATTCTATTTGGGATGCTGAAGTTGCTGCTCAATTGTTAAAAAATTGGTCTGATTTTGATACAGAGATTTCGATAGAGAAAGGTGTAATTCAAAGGGTGGTTTTAACCCGTAAGGATGTAAAAGCTATAAAGGAAATCGTTAATGGCTGACCAAGATGTAGTACATTGGGTTTATGAGGGTAGGGGAACCCAGGCTTCGGCTGATAACGATAACGGCGGGGGATATATTCCCGGTTCAGGTAATGGCTCGCCAACGTGGTCTAATTTTCAGGATGCTAATGGCGGTCCGGTGTCAGGTGACCTTGTTTGGGGTGGCAGTAAGACGGCATGTGCTATTACCAATGGTACCGACGGCAATTGTCGTATTGGTAGGTCTGGCGGCGGATCGGCGGCTGATTTTGAAAACTGTGAGCCGGGTACGATAGCTATGGTATCTATTCCAGCCGCCGGAGACCACGAAGGCGATAGTGGTCGGTATGAAGTAGTTGCCGTTGACGGATCAGGTACATGGTGTGAAATAGCATTGACCTATGTGGGGCCGGATACCTGCGACATTAAGGTTGGTGGAGCGATTGATAATTTGGTGACGGTGCTGGGGCAGGCATCCGCCGATGAAACGGTATTAATTCCGGGCGGTACTACATACAGCGTAGGCGTTGAGCTTACCGGTAATTATGCTTCCGGGACGATAAGCGCCGTTATTAATGTGAAGGGGTGTGATAAA